GTGCATAAGCTATCTGGAATCTTCCAGTTGCTTTACCTCCGCCAGGCCTTGTAACGGTCACAGAGGCCCCTTTAGGCATATATACTACTCCAGTACTAGTTTCAAATACTAAGCGCTCTGCGTACCTTGGACGGATTACTAGAGGCATCCCTGCTTCCATCACAGAAGCTTTATTTATAAACACATGTTTTCTTTTTCCAAAGTTATTTGGGACAGCTGATTTAGATGGCAAAAAATTAGATGTTATTGTAAAGGAAAGGCCATTCTTTGGAGTCATACTAAGATCAAATAATCTAGCGCTTTTAATTCCAGTCTTCTTCCATTCGTATACGTGGTGCAAAGACTTAGGATTAACTCTTGCTTGAGAGTCTACATATAGGCCAAAGTCTTGTTCTATTTGATTAAATATAACTGACTGGAATTTCTTTTCAAATGTCTTATTTGTTGTTACCTTAGACACTACTTGGGCGTGATAATAAACTGCAGCAGATATTTGTGCCACTGTGCTGTCTTGTAAAATTTTACCCTTAGTCCCAGCCATACCCTTTTGTAATCCGCTGGCTGCAGTAACTAGTAGTGAGCTATTGTCCAATTGTCTGGTTTTCCGATCTCTTGACAGTAGAGTTATATCCCACTATGCCGCCGAACGGGTCTGTCATTGGAGTTGTTCCTATTACCTCAAAAACTGTAGGAGTGTTGGTTGGAAAATTTAATTCTTCCCATATAGTGTTTCCATCATGGTCTCTAATGTTTGTAATTTTTTCTCTTAATGTTACTTGCTCTGATGTTCTAATCTGTAACACTTCTTCATTAGTATACTTATTGGAAAACTTTTGTCCGTCTTTAGTAATGCTTGAAGCAGAGTTGCTTATGTTGCCCTTTGCGCTACACGATACAGTTCTGTCATATTGCCATTCTTTTTTTATTGAGCCTGTATCTGGATCCTGCGAATCAACTGGCTTATAGACATCCATAAACATAGTAAGTATAGATTCAACAAGATCATACATTATATAACTACCATTTTATTAATAACGTAAGGTAAAAGCAGCTGATCTACATACAAATTGCCAGTTCCTGAGTATGTGCCCGAGTTGTACTCAAATTGCCAATCAAAAGTTTTTATAGACTTCATGTATTTGTTACGCCATACCTTGTCTTTTGAGAAATAGTCTCTCATTAATTCAATACACGCTAGATCAACTTCATCTGGAACTTCTTGCCAGCCAAATCTACCTTGAACTTTATACGTTGACCCATTTGAAAAAACTCCATTGCTGGTATCGTTTATTGATGGAGGAACCATTCCGTTTGCTATGTATACTGTATTGTCAAGCATATTGGCTCTATTTATTCTTATTCCAAAACCAGTCTCTGAAACAATTGTGTTGTAAGTCCAATTATTTACGTTGGTTAAATTATTTAAAAGCAGTATATCGTTTTGATATAATTCGTGAAGCTCTGCTAGCTTATAAGGTAACGGCAAAACATCAGAGCCTGATCCATACGCAATCTGAACATCATCATACAAATAAAATTGTTGACCTGTATAAGATTCAATTAATTTTCTAGCATATCTTTCTGCAGCACACAATTCAAAATATGATTTAGAATTAGGATCTGAATAGTCAGACCCCAACCCCAAAGCGTCAATTGCCTGACTCATATCAGTGTACGGGGTTTGCACATACACCTTATGGTCTTTTTGTGTAGAAGTTCCTCCTACTGAATAGGACCAATTTAATCTTAACTGCCTTTGTCTATCTGTGTAGGTTAAGGGAATGTATACTATATATGTTCCCGCATCTACTTCTGATTTTACAGGTGTTAATGTTGCAAGTATTGTTCCTGGATTAATTGAAGGAGATACTGTTGGATCTTCTGTAATGTCATATATCTTTACAACTGGAAGGCTATCTGAATCAGTTAGCTGCCCCTGCCAAAACACTTTGTGCGTTACTGGTGAATTTGAACCTACTAGAATTTCCATTTAATAAAGGTTAAGCGTAGTACTCCTGAACTTCCTTTGGAGTTGCTAAGCGAAAACCTTCCTCCTTGTCAAAAATTTCTTGAGCGTCTTCTGATGTCATTGCGACAAAAGGATGCTCCTTTGTAAAAGTAAAACCTAGAATATCATATCTATGATTATCTCTAGTCATTCTAACTAGCATCGTGTTTTCTGGCTGAGAATCAGGATTAAACCTTGGGAGGATCTCTTCTGCTTCATCGCTAAATTCATCTGCTGCTTTTTCAATATCTTCAATAGTCTTTTGGTAAACAGACCAGGTTACTCCCTCTTCGGCAAGAGCGGCAACAATATCGGCCTTGTTCTTTAGTCCATCAGTATCAACTGCAAAGTCTTCTGCAATTTTTCTGAGTTCTGCTACTTTCAATGTCTCAAATGACATATATTCTCCTTTGTTAGGTTCCTCAATTATAGCATTGTTAAATTAAAATGAAAAGCCCCCAAAATTAATTGGGGGCCTTTCGGGGGCTATTTCTTAATTAATTAAGAAGCAACCTTAACGTTCTTTACAACTACCCAAGCGTCTGCCTGCTCGATTTGAACGCCAACACGAGTATACATTGTGTACTCGATTGTGTCCTTACGTGGCACGAAGAAACGGTAAACGGTTACATCACGCTTTATTCCAATAACTACGTTATTTGGGAATGTCAAGTGGATATCTCCGTGTGATCCTGTTGCTGCTGAGTGTGTACCAGTCTGTGTCTCTGGAAGTAGTGGAACTTCAACAATTGGAATACCAAATGCGAATGGTGCCACATATCCTGCAGGTCCACCTAGTGGTGCGACTCCTCCACGGATTACGCTTGAAGCGATGTCCTGTGGGATTGTCTGATTTGTTCCAATGCTGTTAGCATATAGGAAATCCTGAATCAAGTTTGATCCAGCAAGGAAGCGAAGGTCTCCACGACGTTGCTTGTACTTACGTGGCATAGCCTTAAGTGCCTTGTTGAATACTTCACGTGATACTGCGGCTCCAGCTGCGTCTACGACACGACCTGATGCCTTTGCCTTCTTTACAACGCCATCAAATGACTTGTAAAGTGCGTCTGAAGAAAGTGATGTGTCACCGTTAAGAATAACATCTTCGATGTCATTTCCTGCTTGTGTCGCCATTAAACGTGCAATGTGATCTTCTAGATCTGCACCTTCGATGTTATCTTCTAGAGACTCTGTTGAAAGCTCCCAGTCCATGCGTAGCTTCTTTGTTGTCAAAGAGATTTTTGAGAAAGTTACTGCTGAGTTAACAGCAGTATTGTCTGCCTCTGTCGCAAGCTTCATAAGCTTTTCGCCTACTGACATACGATCAATTTCTGCTGTATCTGACTTCATGCGAACTGTACGTGCGACCTTACCGATTACGGTTGCGTCGAACATATAATCTAAGAAGCGAGCAGATTGTTCTGGGTTTAGAAGTCCACCGTTGCCATTTTCAGACGCTACGTGTACTCCTGTTCCACCAGTTGCTGAACCGAATCCTGTTGATACCTGAGTACCAGCGTTTACGGCCTTTTCTAATGTTTCATTGCTCATTATTTTATACCTACCTTAGTTAAATATTTCGTTTACGGAACCGAGGAAAGAACCGTTCCATTTAGATTTTCTGATTGTTACCTCTTCTGATCGGCCAAGATCTGAAGACTTCTTAATTGCAGTCTCTGATTCTACTGCATCGACACGCTTTTGTACACCATCAATCGTGCTCTTGATATCATTTACAGTACTTGAAAGTACTTTGTGTTGTTCTGCCAACTCTGAAATTCTAGAATCTACGCTCTTGCTAAAAGATTCAACAGTCTCTTGGATTGTTGTTACTTGTGCTGCATTTGCTTCAGATGCCTTATTTAGAGTTTCTGAGAAAAAGCCTTTTAGATCGCCTAACATCTTCGCAAAATCAGGTTCATCAACCTTATCTTCTGATACTTCGGCTGCTTTTTCCAGAGTTTCGGCAGGAACGTCTTCTGCTGCTGCTTCTGCAGGAGCGTCAACTGGAGCTGCATCTTCTGCAACTACTGCTGTATCTTCAACGGCTGCTTCTGGAGCTGCATCAACTGCAACATCTTCTACAACTACGTTTTCTGTATTGTCTGACATTTCATTACCTCCTTCTGCGTTTGCCTGTTTTGCAATTGTTTGTGTATCAGGCAACGTAAATCTTGAATGCTTGTACGCATCAAGAATCTTATCAATCTCTTTTGCTTTATTAACATCTGAGCTCTCAACCCAACCAATTAGTTGTGCTGGCTTACCAGAAACTGGTGAGTCATATGTTTTCTCTGTTGAGATAAAAACAGAGTTACTGTCTTCACAGTAAAAAATATTTTCTGTTACTACTTCGGTTGCAATTCCCTTAAATATCAATTGGCCATTTACCTTTTGAATAGATAGAACATTGCAAAGTTCATTTGCTGGAGAATCTACAATTGATAGTTCAATCAAATCGTAGTCCTTAATAAATCTTACTGTCTTACCGCTTGCCTTATTAACTTCGTTATCTGACTCATTAATCTTTCCGCCGATTGAAAATCCAGATAGGGTTCCGTCTAGAACTTTTTCCCAGGTATCCTGTGCACCCTTTGAAATGTATGCTGTTACATATACTCCATTATAAAATTCTTTAGTTGCTGGGTCATAAAAAGTTTCTGGCTTAAATGAAACCATTTTGCCAACTGCAAGAGATCCGTGCATTTCACGAATGTTTCCACGGAAACTTTCAAATGCTTTAATACTTGCTTCTGCGGTTACAACATCATTTGTTTGATCAATATTGTCTAGGGTAGCAAAACCAGATACTGTTCTCTTTTCACGGTTAACTTTAGTGAAAGGTACAGACAAGTTAATGTCGTTGCCATGGCTAGTCCATAAAGACTTTTCAATATTCATATGCTTAATTTTAGCGACTTATAGATAAAAAGGCAAATAACAGTTGAGCAGGGTTAGTCAACTTGTCTTCCATCGCCTTTGGCATTTCGTCCTTCTCCAGATTTATCTGGTGAGGTTGCCTCTCGGTTTTGGGATCTTTGTCTTGTATTTCCAGCCTGGGCACTTTGCTCTGCTGCATCCTGTGCCTTTAAATCAACTACTTCATCTCCGCCGTCTAGAGGAATCATACCCTTTCTAATTCTAACTTCATTAGGGGTAATTACCTGCATTCTTAAATATCTTTCGTCGATTTTAGATTGAGTATCTTCGTCGGTAAGAGTTAATTCATTAAATTTAAGGGTTAATGCATCTGTCTTTTCCTCAAATATTTTATTTAATTTTTTCTCTAAAATCATTTGTGCTGGACGGCAAACCTGCTCTTTAAATGTTTTATCGGCATCTCGTGCTACGGCTAAATTAACTCCTTCGGGGGTTCCAATTTTATTAATTGGGACACGGTGGGCCAGAAGTATTTCATCTCTATTAGATTTGCGATAAATATTAAATGAAGATTCCTGTGGATTTGCCTCAACTGGCTCCATTTTAAATTCGGTTTTTGAGTCTGGGGTGTCTCCTGGAAGTGGGATATAAAGTGATCTGTGGTTCTTTCCCTTTAGTCCAACCTGGAAAAACTCAAGCAATTTTCTTTCTGATTCTGGAGAAAGCTTTGCGCCTTTTACTGTAATAATATATCTTGGAACCGCTTTGTTTTCAAAGTAATCAAGGTTATATCTTCCAGACAACTCGTTACCTGCAAGTGAGACCTGGGCTGCAATAATATCTGCAACTCCATAATAGTTGTTCATTGGGGTATACTTTTTTATATGAATGATTTCATTTGGGCGGTCTTCTTGACCAGCAATTGGATTCTCTGTTTCTGTGTCCCCAAAGTTGTTGAAGTAAACAGCCTTGCCGTATAGAAGCTGAATAAAGCCATCTCTGAGTCTACGCACACGCATTGTCTTTGCTGGGATGTGACCGATGTATCCAATGTTTCCATTTGTGGTTCTACCAATTTCAATGTATCCATTGCCTGTTGCTTCGTAATCTGTAAAAACTTTAATTAATGTCTGGGTAAAAGTATCTTCGTCATTTGTAGTGTCAAGCCAAGCATGCAAATCTTGTCTTAATTTGCTTAGCTTTCTACGGGCTCTTTCAAGGGACTTGTCGTCCGTAAGTGAATCAATGGCATCGTTTGTTTTCTTTGTCTCTATAAAATCATATCCTAGTCCAACAATGTTTGCTACCTTAGCATTAATTGCAGCATAGTTATATGTTGAAATCTCATATACCTTTGAAAGGTACTCTAGGTTGTATGGTGGTTCTACTAGGTCGAACATAGCATAGCCAGTAATTGCTTGTGCTAATAAATTTTGCTGTGTGCCCGTCTCTTCTCTACCAGAAAATGATTTAGAAAACTCTCTGCTAATCTTGCGCTTAAAAGCTGGTCCTAGGCCTCTT